GATCCGTGTGTGTGATTAAGGGAATTACAATTGCATTTTCTATTTCTTCAGTTCCGCCAATGTACCCATCAATCCCATCGGTCATGTACGCTTCAATGTTGGTGTCGTTGTAAGTAAAACCAAACGTGTCGTCCAACAATGTCAGGTTGCCAAGTTTATCTTCGGCGATCAGGTCTTTTAATGTCGTGGTGTTTCCGAAGAATGTCAGCTTATATGTATGCGGTTCATTATTTTTAAGTTGTGAACCTTCAAGTTTTATTTTTCCTTTCTTAAACGGCTTATAATTAAGGTGAAGTTCGGCATTCTTTTTTCTTCTTGCATCAAATCCGTCAATGTGGTAATTGTAAAAATGCTTGAAGAATTTGTTGTTGGTTTTTGATGCCGGGACATTAAACGTCTTCGAATAATCGGTGAACACCTTTTCGATGTCCATAATGTCTTGAATCGATTGTGTAAGGGTGATTGATTCGTCCTTGTACAATTCGACTTCTTCAAGAACCCCATTATCATTTTCGACGTATAATTGTATTTGAAGCATTTATCGGATGTTGTTTATCTTATCGAATCCAAATTCGAAGTCAATTGTGTAATCAGTCAAACGGTCGTTCAATGAAGTTTTAAATGTCATTGATTTACTTGCCGGAATAATTGGAAGCACATTTCCCCCGTAATCAATCCAAGCATTTTCAGTCAAGAACAATTCTTCAATGGTTTGGTTCATGTCTTCTTTTATGAAACCAGTATTCAAGGTCAATCTTGATCGTCCATTGACATTGTATCTTTGATTTTGTGTTTCACTTGTCGCATAAGTGACTGATCCTGAATTAATTATATTTCTTTTAAATGTTTCATCTGTCACATTGAATGATTCCGTTGTCTTCTTAAAAAACCACAAGTCTTGAAGTGCGCCCAATTTGTTTTGGAAGACCACTTTGTAAGGTGTGAATTTTGGTTCACATATATTGTTGACCGTGATTGTTTTTAATAAGGTTGTGTCGTCCGTGTCGTACACTCGTATTGTTGACGAATCCGCGGGAATTGTAATGTATTGGATTTTTTGGTTTGAATTACCGTTGTCGGTGATTTCGGTATCACTTGAATCGATTGTCACCTTACCAACACCTTCAGCAAAAATCGGTAATATTCCCGCAGTTCCTTCCGGTAAATAAATATTGTTTGCGCTTATAAGTGCGTGACGTTCTAATTCAGGATTGATTTCGTCTTCGAAATAACCATACCCATCAAGGGCGACATAATTAAACGTTTGCGGATTTGAGTATGTGTATTCATCACCATTGGTGTCGAAGTAATTGACAACCGCGGAAACCCATTTTGTGTGTGACGAATATGTTCCGTCAAATGTGATGTCAAGATAATCACGAACCAGTTCCGCAATTTCAAGAACAATGTTTGATTGTCCGCTTATGATGTTTTTGCTTAATGTATATTTTAAGTCAGCATCCGAATATGATCCTTCAGTTCCCGAATAAATATACAATCGTAATGTTGCGCTTCCTAATGCCATTTTTTTATTTATTAAAGTGAAACCGCATCACCCGCAGTTCCTTTGCAATTTGATTCCAATATGTCTTGAATGATTCCGTTTGAATCAATTTTCCAAATCAAGAAATTTCCGTAATTCGGGCCAACTGTCACCGGACTTGTTGCAACTGCATAATATAAGCCACCGCCATTGAATACTGATCCATTTTTACAAATCACACTTCCAAGTGAATAAAGTGTCCCCGTACTTGATACGGCGCTTGACAACACATAAGTCGCAGTACAAAATGTCCCCGCAGATGCTGAAGCCGCACTTATATAAAACGGATATGGGCCACACGTTGGCAATGATGCCGGTTGTGTGATTGTCTTGGCACAACTTATTGTTCCTGAATTTGAATATCCACTTGGGACACTTATGGTAAATGTGACCGTTCTTGGTGTTGCGGTTGTAACTTCTGAAAATGATTTCGGTGTCCAATCTGTTATTGATCCCAATTGCACAGACCCTGAATTGATCACACCCTTGGTTGATATTTGTTGACCGCTAAGATTTGCAAGTTCACAAGTGAATTCCGGATTTGCTGCGGGTTGTGAAAATGTTCTTGAACACTCAATTGTTGATCCCGCATTTCCATATCCGGCGGGTGCGGTTATATCAAAATACAATGTGACGCTTCTGTCGCTTCCCGTGGTGTTTGCTGAATAAGAAGTAATTGATGAACCACCTGAAGTTGATTTTATTGCCGTGATTGTTCCCGTTGAATTTGGGTTTGTGATTGTTCCGTCTTGTGCAATTGATCCGCCAGCCAATGCGTTTATTCCGTTATTTGTACACGCATAAGTTTGACTTGGTGCGTTTACTGTCACGCTTACACCTTGTGTCGAAGTACACGAATTAGTTGCGGTGTCGTATGCTGAAACATAAACCGTGGTTGAACCACCAATTGCATTGGATGACAATGTGAGTGTGTTGCCACTTACTGAAGCATTGACAACCGTTGAAGGATTATAAATATTATATCCCGCAATTGCTTCGCTTCCTTGTGTAAAATAAGACGTCAAATCAATTGTCGTTGAATCACCGTCAACATCTAATGTTTGTGAAGGAATACTTCCTGAAGTTGTTGGCCCACCTGAACAAGAAACGGGCGGGTCAGACGGCGTCGGTTGGCTTGTAATAAGCGCGGGTTGTGTGACAACATTATCACAATCGATGTAAACATCTTCGGTGTTTGAGAATCCCGCGGGAATCAATATCCGTATTGTGATTGTTCTTGAAGTCGCAGTTGATACCGTTGCAAATTTACCATTTGAAAAACCGGCATCACTCGAAGTGATTGAATCAATGATTCCGTACGCTAAAGAAGGTGTGTTGATTTGCCCTTGTTGGTCAATTGATAAATTGTTGATGTTCGCGATTCCACACGTAAACAATGGAAGCGGTTCGACCGGTTCGGTTAGATTAATATAAAACGGTGATCTTACGTTGATTTTTGTTGCCATTATACGACTTGAGTTTTGATTAAGAAGTCATCAAGATCAAGTCCGAATGCTTCTTGTACTTGTTGGTCAATGTTTTTAAATTCTTCTTCAAATGCACCCGTAAAAAATCGCGAGCCTTTTAAACCTTTGCGATAAATACTTGTCGCAATCATATACTTGAGATTTTTACGTTCAATAAAACGTCCTGATTCGTCACGTGGTGCAAGTGATTTTTTTATAAGCCATTTGTCAAGTGACGCGGGGTTAATCATTTTAAAACGACCCGAATACTTATAAGGGGAATTTCTTGATTCCGGATATGTCGACTTTGAACCCTTGACACCCAAATCCATGAATGTTCCATAGTCTTCCATATAAAATTCAAGACTGAATGAATTTGGTGACACATTCAAATTGTAATCAATCGAATCAAGAAGTTTGCCCGAAGATATTTGTTTTTCCTTCTTCAAGTTTTTACGTGCCTTCAGCTTCACCGCCTTGGCAAACAATTCAAGTGCTTGTTTTGTCTTTTTGAAATCCATTAGCAAATTGTCATGTCGTTTTGTACAACCACATCAAATGTCGCCGCCCATCCCGCAAGTTTGTTTTCGAATCTGTCGACAAATGGTTCACATGATACCACGTCTTCGATTTGATATTTTTGTGAATACAAGTCACCCCTTTGCATTATGTTCAGCACTCGCGTCAAAACTGCAAGTGTTGTATTAAGCACGTCTTGTTCGTTGTCATTCCCGGTGAACTTATCGGTTGTTTCTTCTTTTGATATGTCGACGATGTCCATGACAAGGATTGACATATTGAAACGGAATACATTTGTCGCAACACTTGTTGAATTGATTGTAAGGTGCGCCAATGGGAAAATTGACTGCTTGTCAAGATCAACGTCATTAAGTGAACCGAATGTCACCGTGTTGACGAATGGTTCGGCTTGAAGTTGGTCTTTTATCTTGTCTGTGGTTTCGTAAACTTGTTTCATTTCTTATTTATCATTTTCCTTTCCAGTTCCGTTTTTTCTTTTGAGAATGCCAAATACATCAAACACTTGTGGACGTTTAATCGGGTGACGTCATCGAACCGGGTAATGTCCCCCGAAGCAAGTCCGAAAATGCTTGAATACCATCCATATTTTGCTGAAAAATTTGCGCTTGCTGATCCGTCATGTCCGTCGCTGCTAAAAAGTTCGGGATATGATTCAATAATTCGATTCCGATATGGTAAAAAAAAACCTTGGCACCCATAACAACATTTAAGGGAAGGTTTCGCATTTCCATGTGATTATCGCTTCCTTTGTATTCTTCAATCAAATACTTGCCATTTTTTGAATATTTTATCGGACGATATAAGACGGCCATTGCCTTATCCATTGTGTCCCAATCATGGAAGTAATTATCCAAATCAATGTATTCACCAAGGCTCATATCGTCAAGGTTTGGAATGAAACCGTATTTGATGCCATTTAAGGCGATTTGCGGGATCATTTTACATTCTTGGTTGAATATGTCTTGCAAGTGACTTGTGATGCTTGTAACGTCTGAAAACTTAATTTCTGCAATATCCTTCAAGTTGACGTCGCAAAATATTTCAACCATTTTTTGAAGTGCGAATGAATTGCTTGAATTCTTGTCGAAATCCAACTGCAAAAATTTCATGTATTGACCAAGCGTGATTTCGCTTAAATCTTCGGGAACATTTATTTTGACTTTCATATTTATATAATAAATAAATGCCGAATGTGTATAAAAAGAAATGACCGCAATCAAGCGGCCAAATCCCAAACAAAAACAAATGAAAAAAGGGTCACGAAATTAATTCGTAACGGGATCGATATATTTCTTCAATCTTATCATTTAATTCTTTTGTGTTTTGTCGGAACTCCATTGTTCCATATTTAACAATGCGTCCATTTATTTCAAGGTTTAATTTGACTTTGTGTCCCCCGCGCACATATCCGATATTCGTGGGTTTTTGGTGAACGAAGATGTCGTTCTTCCAACACGCATCCAAAACCTTCCAATATTCTATTTTATTATGTATCGCAGCCATGTCGCAGCTTCATTTAATAATTCGGAATTCCAAAACCAAACAAGTGCATTGATTGCGAATATAAATGTCGCATAAGATAACGCAACCGCCATGATTGCATTGAATATCAATTTGCGCAAGTTTTTCCGGTTTTCTTTTTTACTGATCTTTTTTATCATAATCCATTCGACTTGATTGTTTTCCATTTTAGTATTTTTTAAAATTACAAGCAAATTCGTGCGTGAAGTCTTCGAAGTCCAATTCGGATTCGATTTCTTCTTGGTGAATAATTTCACCGTCAAACACTTCAGTCATCAATGTGACATCATATCCAATTTCATTCTCGAAAATGGCAACATCTTTCCCGGGTTCAGTTATTACGTGAAATATGTCCCCGTCATATTCGTAAATTTCTTTTGTGTATTTGTACATGATTATTGAATTGAAATGAATGTGCCGTTGAATATCCTTGTTTTCAAATCTTTTTGTGATAAGCCAACGGATTTTGATAATGTACGAAAACGATTCTTGTCTTGGTCTTGAATCTTGTGTTCGTGTGTCAATTCAAATTGTGAATTAATGATTCCGAATTCGTTTTGTGACCAAATGGATATTGTGCTAATCCATTCGTTTCCGTCGAATTGTTCTTCATTCATAATGTCGGTAATAATTGTTTTCATGTGTTTTCTTGTTATTTGTTTCACCAAAGATAAACAAATATTTTTATTAACCAAATTTTTTAATAAATAAAATATTTCCCTTTGTTGGGATTTTCCAGTTCCATCATAAGTGCGTAACGTGCGGCATCGATTGCGTGATCACCACTCAATGGATTTGGTTTCTGTATTTTGTTTCCAACCTTATCAGTTGCCCACACATACCCATTCAGTTCAGTAATAAGATTCTGTGATCTTGATGTGACGAATATCTTGTTTTGGTTTATTAAGTTGATGCCGTAGATTATCGAATCACGTCCCTTGGTGACCGGGTTGATTGTGTGACCATACGATTGCAATTCGGCAATGGATTTTGGTTCAGCGGAATCCGCCCACAACTGACCCTTGATGTTGTTGTTTTCTAAATATTGGGAAATGTTTGAATTCAACATTCCTTTTTGATACAACACCT